GGTAAATGTTGTTAGAAACATAGATGCTTAAATCTTCTTTTCCGTAGATAGCAGCAGGACAAGCATCAACGATTTTACCTAATTCAGCAATAACGTTAGAAGCATTAACACCACCACCAACTGCAGCGATTTCTTGTGCAGCAGGTAAAGCAGCATCTGTAGTTAATTGTGTCATCAAACCTGCGAACTGACCTGCAGTTGCGTTAACTCCTGTCCAAATAGATGTTTCCATTGCAGCAGCAACTTTCTCAGCAGCGTGTGCCAATAAGAAGTCTGTAAAGTTTTTCGGCATTACTTCAAATGCAGAGTAACCCATAGAGATTGCTTCCCAATCAGATACGAAGTCTTTTTTACACAATTGTAAGTTAACTTGGAACTCCTCAGGTTGAAGAATTTTCTCAGTTAATGTAATTGTAGATGTAGCGTCAAAATCACAGGTAGCGTTCTTCACGATGTCATCTGTAGCCACACGCTTAATTACTTGTTTGAATTTTACGTTAGGAACGATAGTGATACCACCTTTGTCCAATGTTGGTGCAGACAATAAAGCTGCTGCGATGTAACGACCCGCAAATTCTCCCGCATACGAAGTCGTTATCGAGGTCGTAGTGGCAAGGTTTGTTTTTTGTAAACTCATTTTGTTTAAATTTTAATTAGTTAATATTATTTGTTTAATTTTTCAAAGATTGAATCGATAGTTGAACGATTTCTGTTTTTCTCAAAACGGAAAGGCTCTACTACATTCGTGTTTTCAGGATTAAAGCTAATCGGCTTAGGCTCTTCTGCAAGTTCGGTTACCTCTTCTGTAACTTCGTCAACTTTAGAAAGCAATTCCAATTTAGCTTTCAATTCATTATTTTCTGTTTTTAATGCTTCGATTTCTGAGAAGAAAGTTTCTTTAACGATAGATTCGATAGTTTTCTTTGCAGATGGTGCTGCAGCTTCTGCTTCTACTTCAACTTCTACCTCTGGAGCTTCTGCTTCAGGAGCAACTTCTTCAACTACTGCTTCTTTGATCTCTGCAATAATTCCTTCTACTGCAACAACTAAGATCATTCCGTTTTCTAATTCGTACTCACCAATAGGTAAAGGAATTTTTTGCTCGTCTTCTGTTACGATGAAAACTTCATTTTCCATTTCGAATGCGTCTGCTTCTAGGGTTGTAGTTCCATCGATTAACATCATTTGCTCTAATTTCACTTCCATTCCTAAAAGTGACTTGATTTTGTTAATTGTGCTATTTTTCATTTGTCGTTTTTAATTTAATTTATTTTTAAACTCATCTACAATTTCTCTCGTGTCAACTATTTTATTTCCCCAAGCAGTTACTGCGATACCATCAAGTAAATTTGTTTCTCTTGGTAAATCAAGACCAATTTGGTCTGCCTGATTTCTTAATTTTGTTAGTTGAGAACTCAAATCCAATAATTTTTTTTCAACTGCATCAGCTTCTTTCTTTAATTGAACTCCTACAGTTTCTTGTTTACCAATCATTGTAAGTATTTTAGAAGCTTCAGCACCCCAAGAATCACGTTTAGATACGTGTGTTTTCCATTCAGTAACTATTTGTTGTTTTAATTTATTGATATCATCTATCAATGTTAGCTCAACTTTGTGGCTTTCTAAATTAGTAACCTCATTAATTGAAGACACCTTACTAAATACTTCCTTTAAACCCATCTTTGTCTTTTTTATATAAACTTGTTAATATTTGTTTTGTTGCATTTTTATATTATATTTGCATCTAACAAAAACCAATTTAATATGAAACCTCAATTAGATTACATTCAATACAGCATAGATGTATTAAGTCAAAAAGATGTTGATTTGAATACTAAAGAATATGCTATTAGCACTCTTAAACAAAGAGTAAAAGAATTAACACCGTTGTTCAATGAATGTGCTTTAAAGGGTATTGATATGCAAGAGCTTTGCCCTGAACTAAATTCAGAATGGAATACAATAGTTATGCTAACACGAAATACTTAAACTATGACGCCAAAAGAACAAGCAATTAATATATGTGAAGAAATGTTTTATTGTTTTCAAGGACATCTTGACGAATACACTGCTAAAGAATGTGCTAAAATAGCAGTAAAATTAATTTTAAAAGAGTATTGGCATCACGACACAGATAGAGAGCAATATTGGCAAGAAGTTAGAAACTCAATTCAAAAAGTAAAACTATGAATATATATTTTATGGAAGTGACAATTAAACACAAATCAAAATATTCTTTTAAAATAGAAAGGTTAATTAGTTTTCAAGATATGGGAACTTGGACACGTATTTATTTAGATACTAATAGTTTTGATATTGATGAAAATTACTATGATTTTTTAGAAAGATTAAAGAAATACAAAGCCACCGATTAAAGTGGCTTTTATTTTTATCCGTTTTGACGCACTGTAGTTCTTACTCCTGCATTCTCAGTTATCGTAACTGAATCAATGCCTTGTACGACTCCTATGCCTTGTGCCTGTAAACTTCCATCGCAACATTTAGTAGAGTATTTTCCGTTTTCACATAGACATCCTCTTCGTCCACCTTTAGGGCTAGAGTAACTTGGTGTTTTAAATTTGCTCATCTTCTATAATTATTTGTTTGATTTGTTCTAGTAAGACATCATCCTCTGACATCATTGACATTTCTAACTTGTCAGCAAAGTAACCCTCGATTGAAAATCCTTTTACTTTACCTTCTTTTACGTCTTTCCATACCTCATCGTTGTTAACCTTCATTGATATCATCCAAGTTCCTTTTGGCAAATCAAAGCCATAAAATCGGGATTTATCCGATTTACTATCGTCAATGATCCAACTTTCTACTACTGACATTCCTTTTAACTTCTTGTCGTGTTCGTAGGTAGCGTTGTTTTGGTTTGAGTTCATTAAGAATAACTCTGATGCTTGACGTACAGTGTCCTCTGAAAAGTAAATATAGTATTCTTCTTTTGTCTTAGGATTAACTCTGTAGATTTGCTTGTTAGGAACTAATGCAGCTCCCATAATAATCTTTTTCTCAGCGTCTACTTCTTTGAGTTCTATTTCGTGTTTTGCTAGTGCGATAAAGTTCTCTTCAATAGCAGGTGAATGAACTACAGAAACTGCGTCAATTCCACTCAGTGAGTCCTTTTCGTCAATTACTAATTCTACAATTTTCATATTTTATAAACTTAATTATTGTACTAATGTTGCATTTTCAATTCTGTTGCGATCTAGTGCTTGTGCAGTTGTCATATCTCCAGAAACAACGTAAGCCTTTGTTGGTTTTTGTTGAAGTTGTCCAAGTTGATTGATTCCTGAGTTTCCAACTACGTTAAAGTTTGGAGATATGATAGAGCCACCTCCTGTAGAAGGTGTTGGAGGATTTCCTCCTCCTCCTGTATCATTTGGAACTTTAACTGCAGTAATTGCTTTAATGTTTTTAAGACCTGCTGCGATAGCTAAACCTGCATTGATTGGAGCTAATACAGGCCCAACGTAAGGAATACCAACAGTAGCAGCATAAGCCTTTTGAGCTGATAAAAATGTTTGAATAGTTGCTTCTGCAATTGCTGCAACTTTACCTGCTTTTGTTTGCTTACCAAATAGTTGTGAGATTTGACCTAATGTATCTGCAGTTGCTTCTAACGCTTCTAATGCTTGTGCTTTTTTTAATGCGTTAAGTTCTTTTTCACGATGCCACATTCTAACACGAAGTTCTTCAACCCCTACAAGTTCTTTTTTAATGCCGTCAGCTCTTTCCTTTTCGCCACCTACAACAACTTTTGTTTTTTCTTTTTCAAGTAATTCAAGTTTATCTATTCCTTCAGTAAATAGGTCAATAGCTTTCTTTTCGTTTTCTTCTACCTTATCTACTTTGTCTGTAGTTTGCTCAACATATTTAGTTCCGCTATTAGTAAGTTTGTCTACGTTTTTTGCTGCGGTGTTTGCTGCTGAACCATAGGCAGTAAATCTTTTTTCTGCTGCTTCTAACGCTTTGTTACTTTTGCTAATTGTTTCGTTTGCTTTTTCTAATGCCTTATCTGCTTCTTCGTTTAAGTTTACATAGGTTGTGATTCCTTCTTCTAATGTTCTTTTTTGCTGTCCTGCACCATCTTTAATTGCTTTATCTCTGTCTTTTTCAGCCTTTGCAATTTTTGCTCTTAATTCATCTTGTTTTTCAAGATTCTTTATAATAAATTCTTCGTTTTTTTGAAGTAAATATTTTGCTTTTTGGTATTCTAAGTAAGACGCTAATTCTTTGTTTAACGATTCTTGGAATTTAGTTTCATCTTTAATGTTTTTTAAAGTAGTTCCGTATTGTCCGTTAATCTTTTTAATTAAGTCTGCACGTTCTTTACTTCCTTCGTTAGTGTTTTTAAGCCTAGATATTAAAGTTGCAAACTCACCTGATTCCTTAGCAATATTTTCACGTTGTTCTTTTGCTTGTTCTGAGATTACTTTTTGTTGCTCCGCTACTTTTTTAGATGCTCCAAACCAATCATCGTAATTAGCAATTATTAATCCAACAGCAGCAATAATTAATCCAATACCACCTACTAAAAACGCTTTACCTGCAGTAGTCATTGCACTAAATGTATTTTTAACAACTGCACCTAATTGAATAAATGAATCCTTTGCTTCTAATGCTCCTTGAATACCTTGAGAAAATGCCATTGCTGATTGAACTTTCAACAACGTTTTTTGTAGGTCTTCTGATTCAACTCCAATTAAACCTAATGCACCTTCAAACGCTTGGAATCCATCTAATGCTCCACCAATAGAACGTGTAAGAGAAGTGAATTTAGCGTCAGGATTAAAGGCATCGGTTAACGCTTTTGCATCTTGGATTCTATCTTTTAAATCTGCTGCTTTCTTAGCTGCTTCTGCTGCTGCTTGGGATGTTGCACCAAACTTATCGGATAAAGTTTGAACGTCTGCTTGAGCTTGTTTTAATTGACTTTTAAGACTTCCTAAGTTTGTCTGTAAGTCTAATTCTATTACTTTCTTTTCAGCCATCAGTTAGTTTTTTTAAGTGCGTGTTTTCTTCTTTCTTGACGTGTCATTTTTCTAAAGGATGTCGTGTAAGCGTACTTTCCTTTTGCGATGTCTATGTTCTCTGATATTCCGTAGAAGTTATCTATAGTAAGCATTGCGATTATGTTCTTTATCATCTTTGAATTATGTTTATTGTTCGTGTTTCTGTAACTCCTGAGTTCAACACATATCTAACGTTCAAATCGTACACCGTGCCTGATGCTCCTGCAGGAATTGTAACTGTGACAAATTGAGGTGCAAATATCTCACTAGGTGTGATTGTAACATCTGTATCTGTGCAAGTTATTAAAGCTGAGTAAGTATCGTTTACAAAGTCAATTGGCACTAAAACGTTACCCCCTGCAATACCTACGTTTGGTATCTGTGTTGCATTTACCATCGGTCTGAAATCTAGGATCAATTGGAAGTTTACTTCGCCTGTTGTTAGATTAGACTGCATTGAGTTAATGATGTAGCGTTTATCTCTAATAACCAATCTGTCGTTTAATTTTAATCCTGTCAAAAGTCCGATAGGTAGTATCGTTTTAACGCTGATCAATCTCTGCTTCAAATTGTAAAGATTATACAGGTAAGAAAAGTAATATGTTCCGAATAACGTTTGTTGCACTGGTACATTTAACATCGTAGAAATGTCAGGAGCAAAGTTTAACGTGTAGTCAGTTAGATTCGTGTAAAGGTCTTGTCCGAATGGCGTGTAGTTTGTTATGTTAGTTGTGGTAGTTCCGTTGTTAAAGTGGAAATCAACGTCTTTATTGTCGTATTGATAAAGTAGAATAGGTTTAGGAACATACGGAGCAAACTCGTTGTTTAAAGAATATCCAACCTGTAAATTAGTTCCTGTGAATTTTGTCTGTAACAAGTTCTCGAAAGGAACGTCCAGAGTAAACTCACTGCCATCGTAATTGTACTGATAGGATGTATCTCCATACTCCCTCATAAACAACTGACTGAATTGCTTGTTTAAGAATGATTCCGAGTTTTGATATTTCATCGTTATCTTCTTGTAGAGCTTCATCTTATCTACGTCAATACTATCTACGTCTGTGAATCTTGAAATGTCTACAATAGCACCTTGTGAGTACCAATCGTCCAAAGGCTCTAACTGATAAGTGTTGTTAGAAGTCGCATAACACGTTAGATTAAAGATCTTACAAATCCCACTAAAGAAGTCGCTTACTTTCATCGTAGGTGACATAGATGCCAAGTCCGTGTTTAATATAATTACTTGTGATGCATTTGTACACGTCGCAGATTCTGAAACTATCGCAAATCCTGAAAGATATTGCACTGAATATTTGATTGTTGTTCCAAGTGTCATCGCAGTAGCACCACGCAATTTAAACTGATATGTAATATCAATACCAGCAGTCTGATTAAAGAAGTCAGCAGTATAAGTCCCTGTTCCGTTTCCTACTAGGGTAGTAAATAAGTTTCCATTTTGGTAAACATCAATGTAGTAATCATTTCCTGTTGATGCAGACGTTACATTGAACTCAATTAAGTGACTTAGAACTCCAGGCAATTCAATTACGTTTAACGTGTCTAAAGTTGTGTCAAATCTCGTCGTTAAATCATATAGTCCTGTCGGGGTAGTAACGGACTGCATATTAACTAAATATGATTCAGATAATACTTGCATTTCGTTCTTGTTTTTGTACCACAAGAAAAGTTTAGTAAATCTCTCGTCATTTAAAAAGTTTCCATTAAACGTAACTCCGTATTTCGATGCGATTTGATTAAAGATGTTTTTAACTCTTACTGCAGGAAACAACTCATTGTAGTGAATGTGTCCTGCGTTTTTTTGAATGTCATTAGCAGAAGCAGTTGGTATTGTCAACCAACTTGGAGTAATTGTCGTAGGCGTTTGACCTGTCCAAGTCCAAATTCTTTGTGAACTGATTAAAGGATATTTTACATTGTAAGCATTCGTTCCGTCCGTAATTCTGTTTTTGACTTCCGTTCCATTGTAAAGGTGATTCACAGGTGTGTAATCTAAGTTAGATAACAAGTCCTCTCCAAAGTAATCTAGTAACGTTTTGCCTTCACCAAAGAAACTAAGTGTGTAGCTTTCTGCTTGTCCGTTTTTGAGTTGTGCTTTATCAATCTGCATTTTACCCCTACGAAAGAAAGTAAGATCAATTTCTATGAAAGCATTTCTACGGATGTTGTGATCAATAGTCGCATCCACATCACTCTGATAAAAGTGTTGTAAGATAGCGTTGTTGTATGGCGAAGCAGGAATTGTAAAACTCTGGGAGAAGTCCGTGTAAGTCTTTGAAATGTCTGCTACGTTTTGTTGCGTGGATGTTACCTGAATCTGCTCATCGTTGAATAGTTCGAGTCTTTGTCCTTCGATGTATACTTGTACTTTTCTATTCATTACACTACTGAGTTAATTGTGTCGTAAGCGTATTCAAAGTCTAGTTGGTAGTTGATCATATGTGTGTTGATGCTCTTAAATAGCTCTGTTGATTTCGTGTTTATCTTCACTGGTGATTTGTCTAGTAAGATTCTTTCGCTCAACATTAGTTGTCTAATCACTTCCGAATAACTTTCGTTTACCCAATCAGTGTTTACCTTGACTTGCTCTTTTGCGTTTGTGTTAAATACTTTTCTTTGGCCTTCCTGAATATCGTAACTAGGATAAGTTGCAGGCATTAAATTGTATTCCGTGTTCTCAACGTTGATTGCTCGGTTACTTGCTTTGAAGAACCATTCAGTCTGCCAAGCTCCGTATTTGTTTACAAAGTCACATCTAACAGGCGTGTATTTACATTCTGCTTTTGGTTGGAAGGTTGCAGTCCATACAGTAGTACCTGCGTTTATGATTTCTACCTTGTTTCCTGCACTTAAATACGTTGAGTATACTCTAGGATAGTCTTGTACGTTTAATGCTCCTAAAGACGAAGTGTTATTTGCTCCTGTTACTAAGTTCGTGTATTTGATTGTATCTCCTGAAATGTTTTCGATTGTTAAGTGTCCGTAGTTTCCTGTTCCATCTAGATAATAGTTGTACGTTCCTGCATCTAAATGGATTCTAGATAAGTTAGGATTTGCTCCGTCCGTATAATTTCCGTACCCTTCGTAAGCTCTGTAAGTTAATGTTGTGCCAAACTGCACGAATCCACCTGTAGTTTTCTTGAATGTTTTGATTCCTATCCAACACCATTGAGCAGAAGGAGTAGGTGCATTACTTGTCGTGATTGCTTGTAATGCGTTGTGATTAATAAACTCCCTGATGTAAGGTGACAAGTCGTAATAAGTAGCAGGTGAACTTGACGAAGGAATTTGCTTACTTAATGTGTAAGCAGGTGATGCAGGCATTGGAGTCGTGTTTCCATTCCAAAGAAAGATCTGGATCATTGACGCAGTTTGTGATGCTTCGTTGATTGTTAGAATGTAAGGTGAACGTG